GAGGAAGAAGAGGAAACAGGGGCTGGGGCTGATGTAAAGAAACCAGCTGATTCCACTGAAGATGAGGATGAAAACCCAGCTTCTAATTATAACCAGTTTGAAGCTCTTTCAAACGATTTATTTAAATTGGGTGTCTTCAATAAAGATGAAGACGAAGATGATATTGTTATTAATACTCCAGAATTGTTCTTACAGAGATTCACTGAAGAAAAAAGAAAAGGAGCTATTGATATGGTGAATAACTTCATTGGGCAGTTTGGTGAAGATTATCAGAACGCTTTTGATGCCATATATGTTAAAGGAGTAGACCCAAGAGAATACTGGGGAGCTTACATCGAGGCTGTTAATTATGCAGAAATGGATATGACAGTCGAGGGTAATCAAGAAGCAGTGATGAGAAAATCACTAGCAGACCAAGGATTTGAGGGTGAAGATATAGCTACAGAGATTGAAAGATTGAAAAATTATGGGGACTTAGCAGACGTTGCAGCAAGAAACCATAAGGTGTTGGTGAAAAAAGAAGCTGTTAAGATGCAGGAGATGGAACAAAGAGCTCAGCATGATTTAGAACAGAAAACTTTGACCAGAAACCAATACATCAATAATGTTCAGTCTGTTATACAAGACAAACTAAAAACAAAAGAATTCGATGGTATTCCAATCAACCCTAAGTTGGCCAATGAAGTACAAGAGTTCTTATTAGTTGACAAGTATAAAACTGCTTCAGGAGAATTGCTCACTGATTTTGACAAAATGATACTAGACCTAAAACGTCCTGAGAATCACGCAACCAAAGTTAAGATAGCATTACTCTTAAAAGTATTAGAGAAAGATCCAACTCTTTCCACAATACAAAGAACAGGTGTAACTAAAAAAACTGACTCCCTATTTAGTGAAGTTGCCAGACAAGTAACAAAAGATAAAACTCCTGTCAGCGACACTAAAACTGGAACAAGTGCAAATAGTCCTTCTTGGAAAGGGTTATAATATTAATAACAATAAATCTGAAATAAAATGGCAATTCAAACAATCCCAGGATTAGTTGGGTTTACCTACGCTAGAGTTTCTTCAATGGATAAACGTGCTGTGGGTAAGTTAACAGACTCCAATCACTTGGAATCCTTCCACTCCACAGAGCCTGCAGATTATGATAAGAAAATCATAAGTCTGTATACCCAGAGCACATTGTATAGCAATGACTTTCTGGACATGATTAACAAAAGTACTCCATTCTACATCGACAACAATAGCGATGCTTGGAAATGGGATATTGCTGTTCCTTACAAATTCCCTAAAATTATTGACGTTCCTTTGGTTACTGCCAATGCTCTAGCCAGTCCAACTGGTAAAGTAGGTATAGATGGACAAGAATTCCAGCTAGTGTTAGACACTAATGAATTCTCTAAAAATGCCATTGTATCAGTAGGTACTCGTCAATATGGCCCTAGACTCTACGTAATCAAAGATCCAGTACCTTGGAATGCAGGTTACCTTTACTCCTTCACATTAGTTTCTCCAAACCCTAAAGTTGACTTTGTTAACCCAACCTTCTTAAGAGTTGGTGTTGAATTAGAGTTGATCGATGGTGCTATTGGTGAGTTCGATCAAGACTTGTTAGGACTTCCAAGATTGGGTGAAAAAATCACCATGTTTGAATCTCTTTCCAGTGGTTATGGTTTTGAACACAAAATCACTGAATGGGCTGATGACAGAATGATGAAGGATTCTGATGGTAAAGCATTAGACATCTTGGTATACGCTCCACAAAGACGTGGTCAATTGCCATTAACTCGTAATGATGTTAAATGGGAACCTTTCATCGAGTTTATGATGAGAAAATCTATGATGGAACTTAAAGTTAAACGTATGATCTGGTCTCAACCAGGTACTGTGAAAACTCATGGTTCTCGTCAGGAATTAAAACGTACTTCTGCTGGTGTATACTACAGAATGCGTAACAATGGAAACTTAGTTCAGTACAACAGAGGTGAGTTCAACGCTAACCTTCTACGAAGCGTGTTTGGAGACTTGTTCTACAGACGTGTGGATGTAAAAGACAGACGTGTTAAAATGTACACTAATGAGGCTGGATTTGATGTGTTCCAACAAGCAATCAAAACAGACGCCCTTAATTCTGGTCTTACTCTGGTAGCAGACTCTGGAAACAGATTCTTGCAAGGAGAAGGACAACATATCACTTATAACTTCGCATTCGATGCTATGGTTACTCGTGAGACTGGTAGAATCGAGCTTATCCACTTGAAAGAGTTGGATTTACCACAAACCAACTTAGAGTTTGGACAAAACAAAAAATCAACACCAGTATTCTTCGTGTTCGATGTTTCTCCAATGTCTGATGGTTCAATGGTGAACAACATTCGTGAGGTAAGAATGAAAGGAGCGCCTTCTATGACTTGGGGTTATATCGATGGTACTCGTCACCACTTAGGTTTTGCGAAATCTCAAGGTATGAGTTCAGCTAACAAATTCCCAGGTTATGAGTTATGGATGAAAGATAGATGTGATATCTTCATTGAAGACCTGTCCAGAACAGTGTTGATAGAAGAGATCCCTCAATTCTAATAACTGAATTCGAGACTGATTCCCCCACGCACCACTCTCCCACCAGTGGGGGTTTCTGTTCTCACAAAATTGACATTATGAAACTGATATTACTAATAATGGTGATTCTAGGATGTACATCTTTTACACCAAAAGAACAAGTACCCTGTCACCCAAGAGGAGATATTGGACCATGTATTCACAGAATACATGATTACGACTATGATTGGTGGGGAAATACATTTCCTTGCAGTCATAGAGTCCACAGAGCAGACTTGTATCCTTGTATACACGAATGCTGGTAAAATAAATCGTGTGGTGGAGCAGTTGGAAGCTCGCAGGGTTCATACCCCTGAGGTCGTGGGTTCGAGTCCCACCCACGCTACTAAACCAAAAAATAACTAAATATGGGAAGTAAAGTAGGCAAAATTGCTGTTATCAAGAAAGAGTACAGCAATGCAGATACGCAGACTATGCAAGGTAGTTTAGCTCAAAAAGGATTATCCAGAATTCCAGGTACTGGAGTATTTAAATTTCCTTACAAGGAAAACGATGGAAAGTACAGAACTGGATTAGACCCTAATGCAGCTTATATCCAAAGAATAGCAGATCCTTTGGAAAAAGAGTTGGAGACAGAAAGAGTAAAAGAGCTTTTAGATAGACTGCAAAGAGAGTTAGGTGGTATTGACTTAGGTCCAAGATCTACATTTTGGAATTATGGTCTTGCTACAAGTGTAGATGATACAATGCACATCCAACCTGTTAAGCTAATGGATGGCGATAACTATTTCGATTTGTCTATTCCCCACCAGGAAATCGCATTCGCTTGGTTAAGAGTCCACCCTACGATAGCATCCAGTTATGCAGCATGGGAACGTGGAGAATATCCTGCAGATACACAGTTTTATGTAGCTGATGATGAGATTGAAAATCAAGTGATGTATAAGAAAAAACAACTTATCAACACAGCCATTGTTAAGTTCCAATCTATGTCAATAGAGAAAAAACGTAAAGTGGCCAGATTATTAGGTCTTCCAGTAACAGAGGATACAAAAGAAGAAATGGTATATAATCAAATTGATAATCTGTTGAAAAAGACAGAGTTTGATAAAGGTAAGTATGCTGGCTTGAACACAGTGGATGTGTTTAATAGATTTGCTGATATGCAGGAGAATTTACTTCACATAAAAGATTTAGTAAAACAGGCAATTGCTCACAGTATATATCGCATCAAACCTAATGGGCATGTATATGAAGGAGAATTTGAGGTAGCCATTGATGAAGATGAGTTGGTAAAATACCTCATCGACGATGAACACCAAGATGATTTGCTCGTATTAGAAGGAAAATTAAAAGCTAAGAAATTAGCATCAGTGTAATAAAATGATACCAGTAGACAGTTTATTGTACAAGGTTGATCAGAAATTGAACAAGTTAGCATCCAATGCCCACCAATCAATCCCTTTAGAGGATAAGATTCTGGCGCTTAATGAAGCACAGATTAAATTGGTGAAGCAAAAAGTGGATGGATTTGCTACAACATCTGGACTGGGTCAAGATAGTTTCAAAAAGCGCTATGAAGACTTACAGAGACTTGTAGTTACTTATGAGGATGGTAAGTTGGACTTAACATTAGCAGATCCCATCTTAAACAGATGGGCTGCTGATTTAAGCAAATTGAAACCAGAATACATGCTTTATGAGGATAGCTTTGTTATAGCTAATAAAGGAAGATGTAAAGACAGAAAAATTTGGATAAATAAGGATTTGGCCAGACATGGTGATTTACAATATCTATTAAATAATGAACACTATAGACCTTCATTTGAATATCAAGAGACATTTAACTGGATTTCTTCAGATGAAATTAGTATCTTTACAGATGGAACCTTTACCCCCTTAGCTATCTACATAATGTATATGAGATATCCCATATACATAGATAAAGAAGGATATATAAAGTTCGATGGTACACCATCAACAAACGTAGATTGTGAATTGGAACTCTATTTAGAGGATGAGCTGTTAGATTTGACAGTGCAAACTTTAGCAACATATATAGAAAACCAGTCAGCAATACAGACTTCTCAAATGAGAATACAATCAAACGAGTAATTAATAACTTAATTTATAAATAAAATGGCAGATTTTTCATTAACCACGCTCTTTGTAGTCCCTTCAACCCAGGCTGCAATACCTCCAGCAGGTGTTACCAGTACTCAGGATTTAGGTGCAGGGCAGTTGGGGTTTTTCAGAAATGACTACACAGTTGCTAACGCAGGTAATGTGGCAGCAGCACCCTATTTTTACATTGCACAAGGTAGAGCAAACACCTATTTGCAAGGTAGCAAACGTTCAGACAAAATAAAAGGTTGTGCAGCCACAGCCAATTGTAATGCTAACGTATATGAGTTTTACAAGATAAAAGGTTGTCCAACAGCGATGACCCAAATCACTGAGGTAAAAGACTGGAATGTACAATGTGGTGACGTTGTTACCATTACATTACGTGGACATTCAAGTTACATGGACACTATTGCTTTCAATGGATTTACAAGATCAGTAACTGTGCAAGCACCTTGTTGTGATTGTGGTGAAGATCCTTGTGCTGATCTTGGAGCAACTGATATTCAAGCATTGGTAGATGCCTTTATTGAAAAATTGCGCTTCGCAGCTCCTGGAAACAATCCAGACAATCTTTCTTTGAATAGCTTCTATACATTTGAAAGAGTTGGAACTGGAGCAGCATCTATCCTTCGTATCACTGGAAAACCATTAACCAAATATGGTGTACCTTGTGATATCGCAGCCTTCCCTTGGGAATATGATAGAATGTGGTTTAGAACTTTCGTTTATGAAGGTCCAGCTACCACAGCTGACTTCATCGTGGCAGACAATTGTAACATTGTGGCTAATGCTGTAATCATGCAGAGATCTTCTTATCCAACAGGAACTGCTGCAGAAATCAGACAATTAGAAATCAACCATCACAGCTATCAAGCAGGTTACCTTAAACATTTGTACAGAATGGCAGGGTATAATGGAAACTTTGAGAGCTATGTGGTAGATGGTTTAGTGTATGACACTTATTACATCAAGTTTAAAGAGTATGACAAAAACTCTTGGCAGTGGGGTGACTTCATGGAAACAGACTACGCAGTTATTCTTGCAGTACCTGCTGTAGTTAATAGCCCTGATGTTCCTGCTGAAGCTTTGATAGCAACAGTTGATGCTTTCTTTGCTGCTGCATTTGGTGTTACCATCACTGATCCTACTGTGACTTTGAATGCTGATTGTGTTACAACAACTTCAACAACCACAGCTGTTGCACCATCAACTACAACCACTACTTCTACTTTGATTCCATAATCCCAGTAGATTTGTTTAACCTAATGTCAGAGGTATGAGAGGATTTCTCTGTCCTCTGACATTTTAATTTTAAAACCATGGCAAGTCTAAAGTTGAAGATAGTGATGCTTGATACACATGATGTCAAGACTATAAATATAGCTGATGCTTCTAAATATCCTTCAGATCCCCCTGTAGTGACCAATCCTACATTGATGGCTACCCCTCCAGGGTTTCCTCCTATACCTATACGTTTTAAACCAAAGAGTAATAATATACTTGATTCTAAGTGTTTAGGTATTACAATGGAAGGAGATGAACTAATTCCACTTCCTGATGGTGTGTATCACTTTAGTTATTCTGTAGCTCCTGCAGCTACGTTTACTGATACTATATCCATTATGAGAGTGAATAAACTACAGGAGAAATTTGATAGAGTATTTATGAGTCTGGATATGATGGAATGTGATAGAGAAATCAAAACACAGGCTAAAGTAAAGCTCAATACAATATATCTGCTTATACAGGGCAGCATAGCTGCTGCTAATAATTGTGCCATCATAGAGGCTAACAAGCTTTATGACAAAGCGTCATCAATGTTAGATAGTATGATGAACAATAACTGTGGATGTGCTGGTAATATTTTCATACATAATTTTAAGTAATATGGCAACTTGTGTAGGATGTGGGGCTCATGTGGGCTGTGGGTGCTCTCTACAAGGAGGGTTATGCGCAGCATGTATAGCTAAACTACAAAATCCAGATAAAAAATGATAGTTCCTAGAGTATCAAATTGTAAAGAGTGTGCAGAGATAATGCCCTTGATTGACGCTATCAACTGTAAGTTGTACGAGGCCAGTGTGGACATGTACAACAATATTGCTTATGCGTTAAATCATAGGACACCTGTCACTGATTTGTTGGATCTCTTGCATTACAAGAGAATCCTTATGAACAAGTATGTTGATATGAATTATGCCTGTGATTTTACTATTAATCAAATTGCTAACAGGGTTAGAATACTGACAGCAGGTTGTGCAAAGTGTGTACACAAGGAAGTTATTAAAGTGTTTCACCCATTACCTAACCTTTGTCCAACAACAACTACTACCACAACACCAGGGCCTACAACAACCACTAGTACCACAGTAGTTCCAACAACAACCAGTACTACTACTCTAGTTCCTACTACCACAACTACTACAACAGGATTCCCTATTGGGTTTTCTTCAGGATTTGGTGACCCAAATGTTTGTTGTCAGTTTGGAAGCGTTAATCAGAATAATTGGTATGCAAATACTCCTACAATAGATGTTGGTGTTAGAATATATACTGATCCTGCTTTAACTTTTCCACTTACTATTGCTGGAAGTAATTACTATAAATATCAGGGAGCTGCTTGGACGATAAGTGGTACAGGATTTATTACAACTAAATTTACCTGTCCTTAATTTAATAACAATTTAAAAAATATAAACCATGGCTTGTTCAAATTGTTTTAATGGCTGTGCAGATGTAATCTCTGACCAGTGTGTCAAATATACAGGAGTAGATATTCCTGGTCTTAATATTAAGACTGGGGACAGTTTGCTGTTGGTAGAGAACAGACTGACTAATAAGATACTGACACTTATGGATGGCTCAGGAGTCTATCCTATTATAAATGCCAACGATATTTGTACCTTGGTGCAAACCAATTTACCTTGTTGTCCACCACCTAATTTAAACCAGATTCTTACTGCATATGTGAAATCTATTTGTTCTATAGATAGTAGAGTGATATCATTGGAACAGAAAATGATTATAGTCCAATCAGAGTTGGCAGCCTTAAATGCTGACTATGATATTCCTGCTTGTCTTGATGATCTTGATCCTACATCAAGCACTCACGAGGTACTCCAGGCTGTTATGGATAAACTGTGTAGTGTGGAAACTGATTTACATTCTAACTATACTCCTACAGCTGAGCTGGATGATCTAATTGCAGCTCACATTGCTGAACAAGCTACAACTAATCCAAAGAATTATCTCAAAATGATTCCTTATGTAGCCTATCCTTACTTTTTTAATAAAAGTGGGCCAGGTGTAGATGATTTCTTTGATGCAGATGGTGTAGGACATGGTATATGGGAAAAGGTCTATCTATGTAATGGTACCAGCAAATCTGGAATACCTGACTTAAGGGGTAGAACCTTAGTAGGAGCAACTGATATGGGTACTACTACTATGGACACTACAGTTAGACCAGGAGTTAATGGAAACCCTGAGTATAATTTAAGATCTACATTTGGGGCTAATGAAGTGCCTCTAACAAATGTTAACCAGATGCCTTCACACAACCACATAGCATCAATAGGAAATGCTGGTGCACACAATCATACAGTTACAGCTTATATTCAATCAGGATCCAATGATGGTAGTGGTGGAGAGGCTGCTGGTTATTTTCAACCTAATACTCCTACAAGTAGTGTAGGAGATCATACACATACTATAACTATAGAAAATAATGGTGCT